CCATGTCGTTCTCCTTTAGTTAAAACGTGGGAGAAGTATAAGACATTATGGGATTAAGTCAACTAATGTATTCCGTCACTGCCGGGATGGTTCTCAGCGGCGCGGGTCGCGTTTATTGCAGCGTTTGTCATGCAGGACGAAAGCAGGCCCAGCGCGGTAGCCGGATCGGGGGACACGGCGATAAGGTGGGAGATAAGATGAGTAAGGGAACCGCCGATAGCGGCTCCTTTGTTTAGGCCCATTTCTTCAAACTCTTTTAGAAGTTCGTGCGTACACTCTACGGCTTGCAGAAAGTCTTCTTTATTCTGCCGCCATCCTTCTTCTAAGAGTTCTGCATCTTCTTGGGTTCCCATGTATCTACCTCTGCGTACCATTTATCCCCGCTCTTACTTTCGCACACTTGGACGTTAATCCAATCACCTTTTTGTTCCGCGAGCCACGCTGCGAGGTCTGCTCGTTTTATACTTAGGTTACATTTTATCCAATCTGGAGCAGTTTCTCTAGGTTTTTTTGCCATGAGACCGTTTACAAACACTTTTTCCATATTTTTCTCCTTTAAAAAAAGTAAACCCCTAGCTGGGGGCAACCGAGCTAGGGGCTAGTCTTGTCTTAACTATAGAGCATGAGGCATGACCCTCAAAAGCCCTTATAAACCCCTTATATGCGATATGCAATACTTAATCGCATACCTCTTCCATATATTCTGCACTTTCTATTTGATCTGTTACAGTCAGGTTACAGATGCCACAGAACCTTACGAGGTTTTTAGCGTCTTTTTTAACAATTTTAAGCTTTTGCTCGCACTTTGGGCACAGGTTTTGTATTAATCTTTTGTGAAACTGCCCTGTCCCCTTGGTTATCATCTGCGCTTCCTTTTTTAGAATCTCTGTACCAATCAAAAACAAGCCGTAACTGCCCGCCAATGGTGCGGCCTTCGGTTTTTGACAGTTCTTTTATCTCTTCATACACTTCTCGCGGTACGAGAATGCTTTTCCAACGTGTTGTATCCATTTTTATCTCCAATGCGCTTACGCATGTCTAGGATAATATAGGAAAATATACAAGATTGCAAGAAAAGAGTGGGACATAAAAAAAGACGACACTGGGTGGAGCGTCGTCTTTTGTCTACCCGTCTTGAGTTGTTCAAAACAGACTAGTAGCAAACCCCGTATATCAGTTAAAAACAGGCAGTCAAGTAAAAAAACCCCGCCGAAGCGGGGCAGTTAAGCGAGCAGTGTCCAAACTACTGTGCTTCGCCCCAAGATGGTCCTATTTCAACATCACATTTACTAGGAACTTCCAGAGGTATAGCAGTCTCCATAATGTGAGCGATTTTCTTTGCGTCGTCAACAGTTTTTACCGACATTGCAATCTCATCATGGATTTGCACCATAGGTAGGTATCCTGCCTTATATAAATTTACCATTGCTTGCTTTGTCATGTCCGCGGCGGATGCTTGGATCAACCTGTTCATAGCTTTGTATGTGTAGGCCCTCTTTAGTTTCGTCGTGGGCCCATAAGCGTCAACCGCCTCTTTGTAGGGCATAGCCTTGTTCATAGCAAAAGTATCTGGCTCCCAAAGGTCAAACCGTGCTTTACGGCCTGCCAGAGAACGCAACGCCCCTGCCGACGATTTCTCGTTTAGCCTGTTCATAACACCGCGGGTTAGTCCTTTAACAAACGGTACGCGGTCATGGTACTGTTTCACAAGACCCTTGGCCTCTTCTAACGAAACATCTAGTTGTTCGGACAGTTTGTGTACGCCCATGCCATACATCATGCCCAGATTAATTGTCTTGGCCTGCTTTCTGGGAATGTTAGCCATCTCTGCAACCATCGTGTGGAAGTCAGTGTCAGGGTCTTCGTTGTATGCGTCAACAAACTCTGCCGCACCTTCCAACGCAACGCCACGATTACGCCCATAAACGTGAGCATAATGCACCAAGATGCGTGGTTCTTGTTGCGAGAAGTCAATTGCCGCCCACTGTTCGCCTTCTTCTGGTAGGAACAGGGATCGGATCATAGGGCCAAGTTCTGGGTCGCGGGCCGGGATTTGTTGTAAATTAGGGTTGGACATTGATATGCGGCCCGAAACTGTACCGCCATCGTCTGACCGGATTTGGTTTATGTGCCCATGTATTCGGCCATCAGTGCGGCAGTGCTTCATAATTGAGTTAATGAACGTGCCGGATGTTTTGTTAAGGTTACGTGCTTGAACAACCAGCTTCGCAAGCGGGTGTTCGTGTTCGGTCAGAAACATCTTCGTAAAACTTGGTGCGCCCTTTTCTGTTTTTGGATAATTTATACCTAACTTATCAAAAGATTTAGAGAGCGATTGGGCAGCCCAGATTTCTACATCAGTTCCCGTGAGCCGTTTTATCTCTTGCATTATCTTCTTTTCGCGCTTGAGAAGTGCGTCTCGTGTGCGTTCCACCCGGTTGGTATCTACGCGAACACCACGCCACGTCATGTCAACAAGACAAGGAAGAAGGTTTAGCTCTAAGTTAGCTATCGGCCAAAGGTCTTCTTTGCTCAGTTGTGTGGACAGATAGTGCCACAGTTCCAAAGTTAACTCTGCATCTGCTTCAGCATAGGGCCCCACATACATGGCGGGCATCTTCCACATCTCTGCCTTGGGGTCGATCCCAAACTCAAGAGCCGCGGCGGTTAAGGCTTTTTCGGATTTTGTTTTGTTAAGAAGATCGTAGCATAAAGCGTTGAGGCTGTAGCTAAACCTGTTCTCATCAAGCAGGGCGGCGATAAGCATCGTATCAATGACACGTCCTTTCATCTCAAAGCCCATCGCTCGAATCCATCCCAAGTCGTATTGTGCGTTGTGCATGACCTTATCGGCAGGGCACTCAAAGACTTTCTTGAGCCATTTGTTGACTATCTTTTCGTCTAAGTTACCCCCGCCGAAGTGGCGCGTGGGCAGATAGCAAGACCACCCGTCCACTGCTACAGCGTATCCTATGACCTCGCCATCTTTTGTTGGCCAGCCGGGCCCGTTCTTTTTTAGGTTCGGGTCCCGTGTTTCAACGTCAATTGCTATTGTTCCCGCCGCAGTAATGTCCGGGAGTTCTAGCGGTGGAACCCATTCACTTTTGGGGGCGAACATAGCCATTTGTAAATTTGCCATCTTTTTTTACTTCCTCAATAATTTTATCTACGGGACGGGCATCACGCTCGACAAATTCCGCCCCCAGTCCGGTGTATCCGGCTTTATCTATCCACGAATCCTCATGGTCTATCGTCTCTATCAGACGACTTGTTTTAACCCAGTCCATCATCAACGTGACGTGGGCCGGGGTTAGGTAACCGTGGCTTTTTAGGGCCCCGTTCATAATAACGTTCCAACCATCAGCGATACGCCCGTGATTTTCGTAAGCATCACCGTAGTCTTTTGCTCTTGGCCCGTTAATTAATTGCTTGGCGGCATCCAACACTTCATCACGTTTCATCAGTGCTTCACCGTGTTTGAGCTTCCTGTGTGGACAAATGTGTTTAACTCTTCGTCCCATGTGAAGTTTTCGCAAGGAATGTCCTCATCCTTAACGGCGGGATCGCCCCACATCTTTCTTGTCCGCACTGCGTCAAGATCGGTCACGCCCATCTTTTCGTACTCTTCGCGCTTTTTCTTTTCGTGTTCGCACCATTCATCATAAGTCATTTTCTTCATTAGTTTTCTCCTTTGGATAATATGCCAAAACTAAAGTGTTACATTTTGGACAGTGAAAGTTAGATTCAAACAAGTAATCTTCTGAGTCCTCGCAGTCGTGATCCCCACCCCAGATCAGTTCTGTTTTACAGTGCCAACAATTCATGCCTTTTCGCCCTTAAATAATTGGCTTTCCCACTGGCATACCTCGTTGATATGCGTGTGTCGTGTTGTTGGGCGCACCATGCCAACTTTTTCAACCCACCCTAAATTTCTTAAAGACACCATCATTGCTCCCCAAACGTTATGATGGTGGGGGTCGGACATACCTTGTGATCTGCAAAAAGCACAAATCTTGCCGCCTTCAACAAACTTGTGTTCTGAGAGATACTTTGCTGCATTTTGATAGTATTCTTGCTTCCACTCGTCATCCGCGTGAACATAAGCTCGGTCTATCTCAGCTTCAATAAAGTCAAACCGCTGTTGTTCAGAAAGGTTTTCACTCATAAGTCATAACTCCTTGACATATCATCTGCATCGACAATGTATAAGTTCTTCTTGGTCCGTGTGACGCCGACGTAAAACACACGGTGCATATCGTCTGGATTAATCCTCATGTCTTCGTCCGCAGCGGGACTAAGGTCCGTGAACAACACAACGTTATCAGCTTCCCCGCCCTTTGACCCGTGGATCGTGGACGCTGTAATGCGGGGTATCCCGTTAAACTTCTCGCCCCGTCGTAAAAGAGAGGTGATATATGCCCGGTCTGTCTCTGGCAGTTTGTCCATTGCGTCAGACCAGATCATTTCTTTTGTAGCCAGAAGGCCGTGATCCGCGGACAATGTGTCGAAGGTAACCATGTCCTGATCGTCTACTGCGGGCAGTTTTTTAAAGCCCCGTTGGACGCGATTACCGACGGACATGAAGTTGTAAATCTTCCGCACCACTTCGCCCGACACTTCTTTTCCTTTACGCAGTTGCTCCCAACCGTTTACTGCGTCTGATATTTTCTCGCTGATGGACCGTTGGCCGCGGTAGTTAAACAGGTAACCGCCCGACTTTAGGTCGTAGGCCACGGGTATTAGTTGGTAGGCGGCTTGGGAAAGTATAAGCCAAGAGCCGTCGCTCATGTCGAGAGAGTTGACAGAGTTAATTCTTGTAATGTTACCGGGCTCGTTCTTGGGCTCGTATTTCTTTGGAAAGCGTCGTTTAATCCTTTTCACCACCTTACCCGCCAGTTGATGCACTCTTTCGGGCACACGGTAGGACTGCGAAAGGGTTTCTGACCCACCGGGTAGATTAATAAACTGGTCAACGTCGGCTCCCGCCCAGCGATAAATGGCTTGGTCATCATCTCCCGCGGCGTACATACGATCAGAGTGTTTATCTAATATATGAGCTATGTCCCACTGTAGCGGACTTAAATCCTGTGCTTCGTCTAAGAAACACAGGTCAAACTGTGGACAATATTTGTCTGACTCTTTTACAAACTCAGCAAGCATGTCGGTAAAATCGTACAGACCCAAGGTTTCTTTGTATAACTTTAGGCAACTATCAACATATTGGATGGTGTTCCAATCAGGTTCGATACTACTGTGGTTGTACTGTTCGCGAAGACTAACCTTACGCAACCGGGCCAAGTTAATTAATCCTAGAATAGGATCACTGCTTGCCACAACGCTAGAAACGTCATCATCAAAGTTTGCGTTCTTAGCCGCGCCCAACGGAATGTTTATGCTGGTGCTGAGTTCCCGGTAGTTTGCTTCTTGCATGACTTGCTCTGGGCGTATGTCAGTCATTGTAAGGGCCAGAGAATGCAAGGTCCGAAAATACACTAGGTCTTTCTTCGGATCAAGGTTGAAGCGCACAGAGGCCCTCTCCTGCGCTTCTGTGGATGCTTTGCGGGTAAAGGCTAGGAAAGCAATGCGGTGAGGGTGAACACCCTTCTCAAAGGCGTCATCAACCATGTTCAACAAAGTAGTTGTTTTTCCCGTGCCGGGCGGTCCAAAAATCCTAAACATACTAAGACTTTGCTTTTTTGTATATTTGTTGGACGCGCTGTTTAGATATTCTAAACCACTTAGCGACCGCGGTCATTGTCATACGCTCATCGTCAATCAAACGAATAATCTCAGCGTTTCGCACGGCCTTGGTGTCATCCGGACTCATTAAAACGGGGCCTCCTGTTGTGAACCAAACTTCGGCGGTTCAATTTCTATGTCTACATTATCAAAAGACGGTATCTGCCATACCCGTACAGACCTTCCTTTAATCTTCAACGTTGTGCTTTGACCGTTAATATCGCGCAGTCTTTGTGCCATCTTATGTGCTTTATATTCAAAAAACTTATTCTTTTTAAGAAAGTTTTCAAAGTCTTTAAGACGAAAATATGTCTTTCCTTGTTCCTCATCAGTCCAAGGTCGGCGGAGCAAGATTTCTTCTTTGTCCTGCGCTTGTTGTAGGTGACGACAGAACTCTTCAAGGTAGTCGTAAAACTGTCCGCTAATGCTGGCGTCTTGTGCTACTTCTATAATTGCGCTCTCGTTGTCGCGCATTTCGTTCATCAACGAACTGATCCGGCCTTCCCACTGGTTCTTAGCTACAGAGCGTGGCATAAAGTTAAGCTGCTCCATGCAAGACTTTTGAAACAAAGGTTGAGACATTAGAGCTTCAGTGTCCAACTCAAGAGGCTCCCCGTTAACGTCCATAAACCAAACGGGCGGGGTAGAGTTGTACTTACGCAGGTTTGCAATTGTAGCCCCTGCTACAGCCGCTCCTATGCCAAACTTACGGGTTCGGCAAAGTTCTTTGTTGCAGTGTGAATTTATTGGAGCGTCAGAACATTTGTAGGCGTAGTCTTTCCGCTGTACTTGTTTGGCGACTATGTTGACCTCTGGCAGTGGTAGTGGCGGAGCAAGGTACTCCATGTTGTAGCGTAATATTTCAGATTCCCAACTATCTGGATAGGCTTTTCGTAGATAAACCCCGATGTTGAATAACCCATTATTTCTACCCCCTTCGCTAATCTTTGCTTTACAAAGTATCTGAAGACAGGGCGGAGCGTCCTTCATAAGGTCAGCTTCACCGCCGCCTACTACTTGTAGCTTAACGATTTCTTCTGGGGTTTGAACATATCTTTCGTATAGTTCTACAAACTCTTCTAACGTGGCAGAGGTGCCGTCATCCAAAAATGCGTACCTCAAGCCGTTTTCATGGTCGTAGTATGGCAGATTGAGAAAGTTACCTACATCTCCACGATCTAGGTGTAGTTTAATCTGCTTTGGAAATATCTCGCTTTCGCCATAGCCCAGCGCGGCAGACATATTTTGTAAAGACTTCTGCATGTCTTTTGCTTCGATCCAATCTTTGGAGAACAAAAAACAATGCGCTCCGCCAGACTTTGACCGACAGACAACTAAAGGTAGTTTTAGCCGACGTATCTTTTCTATTAACAACTTGTGATCTAACGGGTACTGGTCAATGTCGATACATCCCCAGATGCACTGGTTGTCCTCATTAATTGGTATAATACCCAGACCTGTGCCGCCGCCTTTTAAATGACTTTCCCAAAGCTTCGTGGT